CGTTCCGCGAGCGCTTCCGTGTCTTTCTCTTCTTGCGTGGCTGCAAATAGCGTCGCGTCTGCGCCTTTCGTGCGTACAACGCTCGCGAGCCTTGCCATTGCTCGGTTCAGGGAATCGTGCGCGGCTCGATAGGCGTCTGAGTCGAAGCCGCGCACAATAACCCAAGCGTCTGTGGCGTTGCCTGTGCCGTCAACCAGTTGCAGGCGTACGCCTTCGTTAGCCCGCTTTCGTGTGAAAAAGTCTTGCATCTTCATAGTGGGGAGCCTTCCGTTGATTGTGGGCGCAGCGCTTACGCGTGCGGCGTACGCGTGATCGTAAGCTGCGAAGACGACACAGCATCGAAGTAGGCTTCAAAGTTCAGCGACACAGGAACTGACGTGTCACCCTTCACGTCAGGCATGCCGGAAGTGAACTTCAACGCAGGGATCACGAATGAGAGTACGTCGTTCGTTGGATCTGTGAGCGTGAGCGCGAGCGCCTTTTCCGTTTCGGACATGAAGGCGTCGATCAGCGCGCCCGTTCCCGTATCAAGCCACACTTCCAAAGTACCGTTGACCTTGACCACGCGGCTATCAGGCTGAAGCGTCGTAACGCCATTTGCGGTAAAGCGCTGCTGAAGCTGGCGATCAATCGCGAGCGACATTGACGTGACGATGCCGATGCTTGATCCACCGACGGTGAAAGCGGCATCCTTGAACGCCATCGCTTCTTGTGTGGACAGCGCGCCGTAGGTTGCGCCTGTGACGATCACAGTATCGCGAGCCATGTCTTTGCAGAGCCCATCAAAACTAGCAGAGACAAGCTGATTGTTTGCAACGCTCATTGCAAACTTTGAGAATTCAACGCCCGAGTAGCGGTGATACGGCTTGTCACTGTTGTTCAAATCGCCATAGAATTCTTCCATGACGAATGACCTGCGCGTGGTGCCTGTCTTGAGCACGTTGGTCGTCCACGTGCCTCCGAGCAGCGCTTGCAAGTAGTTGTCATACGCGCCGTATCGCATCCATGTGGACAGCGCGAAGCTGCCCTTGCGCACACCAGTGCGCACGCCAGTGCGCTGGAAGTCAGATCGGATCGTGTCGTCTTCGAGCGTATCCATGTCGAGTTTCGGACCGCCTGAACGCACAAGCAATGTATCAAAGACAGGCGTCGCGGGCGCGCCTGCTCCATACGTAGCTTCTGCAACAACTGCCAGTCTGCGCGCTGCACCTGTAGCCATGATCTGATCTCCTTTTTAGCGCGTGATCCGCGCTTCCCATTGAATGTCAACTATTGACAGAAAATACGTACCATCTTTACGCGACATGCCCGGCCCACAGCCGGTTATAAGCACCGCCTGCCCGTCTTGCGTGAGCCAATGCCCAGCGACGAAAGCAACGCGCAGCAGATCAACAAACAAAGCGCCACTGTTGCCGCTTTCAAGCGGCGCGTAGTAGTTAACCTGTGTGATCCCCGGTATCAAGTCGCGCCCGCCGTAACCGAGAGTATCCACAGCGGCTTGCCCTGGTAGATGAAATACTTCTGCGTAGGCGTTGCCATCAGGCACGATCACAGGACCGTTTGGCCACTGCACAGGCAACACGCCGAGCGCAGTCGCAAGCGCGTTTTCAACGGCAAGCTGTGCGCTTGCGTAGCTCACGACATCAACTCGCCTTCGCGCACGGCTTGGTTGATTAGCTGTCCAACAGCAAGCAGGCTGATCCTAGCCATGCCGTCAGGAGCCTTGACGCTTGAATGCCCCTCATACTCGATGCGAAGCACATAAGGCGCGTTGTTTGAAAAGTAGAAAGTTTCATCACCTTGCAGGCGCGCCAATACGTCAAGCGCTTGCTGCTTGACAAAGCCACCTGCTTTTGACTTGCGCGGTACTTCGTCCATCTCAGGTGTGCCAACGGACGCTTGCCAGTTGCCTTTCAAGTGCCCGGTCAAGACTGGCGTTTTATCAATGATCATGATGCACAGTTTGCCAATAAATACGCGGCGGATGCGTTCAACCTGCTCGAGCGCATCGCCTGCAAACTGCTCTATTTCCGCTGCGAAACTCACTGGGCTACACCAACCGTGTAGACAAGCGGCGTGCCTGCTGGATTCGCAGGCGTGCAACCAACAACAGGCCACACAGAACCGTCGGAAAGCGTGATCGTGTCTTGTGGCACAGGTTGGAAGCCGAGCGCGGGAGAAACCTTGAACGCGCGAACCGTCTTCTGCACAAGCGCGGCGTCAGCAAGGCGTAAGGCGAAGGCGTCGAGCAAGACTTGCGTAACAGGCACCTCAACCGCGTAAGCCGTTCCCATGCGCGTGGCCGCGCCTTTGGTGACAGCGCCCGTCGCTGGGTTGCGCGTGGGCGTGTACTGCGAAACGGTAATCTCCTGCCCGTTATTCGTCAGCAGCTTGTCAGACGTTGCAGCTAGTGCGGCGTAATTCATACGCGCACCGAAATTCCAAAGCCTTCGGATCCGCCGCCTTCAAGCAACGGCGCAAGCAGCGCACGCGCGGCGGTCAACTGCGGCTGTGGATTGCTGTCGCCGTGATCGGCGTATTGCACTTCCACTGCGCCTTCGATGCGCTCTTTGATAACAACGCGCCCGTCGCCTACTGGCGTCAGCGTGCCGAGCGAAGCAACGTCGCAGGCAAGCTGCATCTGCGCCTTAACAAGCACAGAGGGGATCGCGTCTGCATCGACCGGGTAGCCGTCAACAACAACGCCTTCGCGTGGCCACTGCAACTCTTGATCGGCAGACAGCTTGCTACCTTGAAACTCAGCGCGCAGTGCTTCGATGTAGTCGAGCGCCTTAATCAAAAGTACTTCAACAGCGGCGTCGGTCGTGGGCAAGGTTAGCCCGCGAGCCAGCGCAAAAGCGCGCGTGTCACTGACCGAAACGTAGCTGTTAGCTCCGTCCGGAAGGCTCCCATCCTCGACCGTCAGTGACACGCGCAAATCTCCTTAGCGGTGCTTGTGCTGCTTGGGTGCGTTCGTCAAGGCGTCGGCTTCCGCCTGTGCCTTCGTTTCCGCATCGATTTTCGCAGCCTTCGCCGCTTCTTCCGCCGCCAGTTCTTCAGCCGTACGGCCGGGCTTCACAACTTCGATCCCCTCGACGTTCAGATATGCCGAAGGCACAGCGCCCGCAACCACGTTGCAGTGCTCGCGCAAGTGCGTAGCGTGCTCGGAGTTACGAAAGGCTGTGATGGCAAGCGCCGCAGCCGCCGCGCGTTCTTTATCGGTCGGGACAACGCCCGCCGTAAAGTAGAGTCCCCTTTTAGTAGCAGTTTTCATAGTGCCCCTTTACTGGTAAGCAATCGCGGTGATCGTGTTGCTTGAAATGGTGAACGTGTACGTGTGTCCGCCTACGGTAAGCGCTTGCCCACTGTAGACTACCGCCTGTGTAGAAGGCAGCGTGTTTGGTGTGGGCGGATTGCTTGGATTCATGATCGTGTAAAGCGACGATCCCGAGTCAACGCCGCCGTCACGATACGTTGGTGGAATCGCACCGGCAACATAGTCAGCAGCCACACGCTTTTTAGCCGATGTTTGCTGCCCGTTCAGAATGCGAACCTCAAAAGCAGGCGGCACAAGCGCATTCAACTTCGCGATCTCGGCTGCTTGGCCTACCGTCGGCGTAGGGCCTGACGTGAAATACAGAATGCGCTTCGGCGCGGCTACTGCGAAAGCAGCAACAAGCAGCGCACACAGAGCAGACGCAATCAAAAGTAGCTTTTTCATGGTTCAGATCTCCCAAGTAAGGAGCCGATCACTGGCGCGGCAAGGAGGCAACCGCGCCAGTGATCAGCAAGCAGGTTAGGTAGAAAGAACCAGCACGCCAGCCAGATCCTTGGCAGACGTGGCAGCCTTGTCCCAGTTGGTCGACACAGCCAAGGCCGCATCATTGGGGCTCTTGCCGCCGTTCGCGGTGTCCCACTTGAAACCCTTGATCCCGAGGTTGAAAGAGCCCTGCGCCTGGTAGGTGTCCTTGATGTTGGTGCGCCCGTTCGCGGTCTGCGTGTTGACCCGCGTATCGGCGGCGTTGTCAACTAGCAACGCAGCGCCGGGAACCAAGCCAAGCGCGCGGTACTTCGTGCCGCTGCTCGTGTAAGTCAGGATC